GGGTATAATATATGTTTTATACCGGCAGAATCTACAGAACTTATTTTAGTATAATTAACATAGTCATTAGGAACAAACATTGACAATGAATTAGGAACTACAAACTCCATTGATTTCCAAGATTTAAAAGTATCAAAACTTAGTTCTGCCAATGCTCTTTGTGCATGAAAAGAAACATCAACTCTCTTAGCTTTTGATATTAATTTTTCTTCACCAACATAAGCAACCATAAACTGATCTATTATAGTTTTTAATGGTCTTAGTTGATAATTATCATTTATATCTAAATTTGAATCAGGATCTTGATTTCTAAGTTTATAATAATCGTATGGAGTATTTTGAGGAAAATTTGGCATTTATTTATATTTTTTCTTGTTGTACTTTAGTGTTTTCTAATCCTTGACCAGCACTAGCAATATCTTGTGCTTTTGAAGAAACACCAGCTAGTTTTAATATTTTATATACCAATTCAGATTCTTCCATTGGATGTAGTTGAATATTAACAGACGTGTAAGGATCATACAAGGCTACATCGTTAACAACTACATAACCCCAATTTGCCATTGCAGGTTTCATAACAAAATCAATATGCAACAAAGTAGAGCCACTTCCACTATAACCTACAGCGTGATTACCATCATTATTTTCCGTCCAATAAACAGGGCCGTTAAGTAAACCACCAGGTATAGTTAAAGAATTAGCAGTATTTGATTCTATAAATTCTTTATATGTTATTTTTTCAGCAACAACACCTCCTATCTTAACAGAACCTAGTTGATATAAATTAGAAGGTAAAATTGCTGTAGCATAATAAGCGTTAGATGTGTTTTGATTTATTTCGTGATTATTATTTGTTAAATAACCTATTTTTTCATCTAACAAAGTTAACATGTCTGAATAACCAGTATCGTTACCTTTTATTCTGCTAAATTGATTTAAATCATAAAAATATTGATCAACTATATCTAACGTAGCTTGATTTAAAAATAAATTAAACTCCTGAGGAGTTATATAACCTCTTTGTTCTTTGTTTGCTAAAGCTAAAACTTTTTGATATACTGAATCTACATTTATCATAATTTTTATTTATTATAGTTATAAGGAAACAAATTGTTTAAAACGTCTTTTCTTTCGTTGCATCCACAATCTTTACCAGTTATTTTACTAACTTTTTCAACAACTTTTTTTATACCTGTTGCTTTTGTAATTTTTTCTATTGTATCGCCTAATCCTTTTGATTTGTTTTTATTCATATAATTTAAATTTGTAGTTTGTAATCGCCCCGTAGGGCGACTACCACTACAGTTAGATTAATTTAATCTTTTTTCAATATTGGAATAAATCTCCATACCTTCATCGGTTTTAAACCAAGAAGCTAAAGCTGAATAAGGATGTTCGTCAAATGGAACATTCATTAGTTTTCTGTCATTAGAAGCCCAAGTAAATGTTCTTTGATCTGGAGATAACTTAATGATACCTAGTTCAGTTGCTTTAATACCAAAGTTTCTAAGCTGAACGTTATCATCATTTACCAACTCTAAGAATAATTCAGGATTTCTCTTAGCGTATAACAACAAATCTCTTTTTAGCTCCTTAGAACTCATCTCTGATACCTTAGAACCAACCTCAACTCTCATGATAGCCTCGGCCATATCTATATCAATATTTTTAGCAGCGTTCAACGCTTCTATTTCCATTTCTAACCAAGCTATTTCATTTGTTGCTACTGCAACTGGTTTTTCTTCGTAAAAAAGCTTGTCTCTATCAGGATGGTACAAAGATAAAAGTTTTTGTAAAACTGTTTTTTCTTTTTCTACAATTAACATACCGTTTCTAAAAACAATATGCTCTAATCTTTGATCACCATTCATTTCATCAACAAAAACTGTTTTTTGATTTTTACAATACTTAAGCTCTCTTTCGTAACCTTTTTCTTGATCAAACCAATGTATGTTAGCAGCTCTAACAGATCTTGATATAGGTTTTTTATCACCTTTTAATTTGTATATTCTATCTTTTAATTCCCAACCATCTTTTAGTATTGGATTTTTTTTCTCAACTCTTTTTGGTTTTGGAGTTTCTAATACTGTTGTTTCAACTTTTGGTTGTTCTACAACCTGTGGAGTTGTTTCCACCTCTGTGTTTTTTGTTTTTTTTGCCATAATATAATATATAATAAAATTAATAAAAAGAAAGGGTCGAGGCCGAAGCCTCGATCCTTAATATATAAATGCTTAGTTCATTAACATAAAGTTATTAGCACCTTGTACAACTAAACATCTTTCAGATAAATAGTGTACTTGCATTGCATCAAGTGCAGATGTAGCAGCACCAACAGAACCAGTAACCCAAGTTTTTAATCTTCGGTCATCAGTTTGTGAAGCTCTATATCTAACGTGTAAGAAAGGACGTTTAAGGTTCTTTCCTAAAGTTTGGTCATAAACAGAAGATACACCAGCTGGAATAATAACACCACGGATAGCCGCGCTACCTGCTGCAGTATTAATACCACCTCTTGTAGCTTTGTCATTTAAGTATCTAAAGTCAGACTTATAGAAATCATAAGAACCTCTTCTAAATCCAGAGAAACCTAAATTAAGCGCCATATCTTCAGAGTTATTGAACACACCATAAGATGTACCACCAGCTCCATAAGAGTTCATTGAAGCTAACATATCATCGATTGCAAGAGCAGTTGTTCTATCAACAAACATCATGTTTTCTTCAATAGCACCGTTTTTGTCAAACTCAGCTAATATAGCGTCAAACTCAGCTAAATCAGTAGCAGCGTTAACACCAGTAACACCAGAAGTTAAATTACCTCTAGCTTCAATAGCAGCGAATAAACCTTCAGTACCAGAACCACCAGCACCAGAATCAGCAGCACCTCTAATTTGCTTGTTAGCAAAACCAATAGCAGAGTTAGCAACTGTTTTCTCAGCTTCAATCATACTCATTTCTAAGTAATCAGTAAAACGCGCTCTTGTATCACCAGCAGCTTTTAAATACCACATGTAGCCAGATTGACCTTCTTCACCAGAAACTTCAACCCAACCTACTTGAGAAGCGTCAGATCCTGAAACTTCATAGTAGTCTTTCATAATAATTGGCTTGTTGTCAAAGTGTTTGAAAGTAGGTGTTAGAGCTTCTCTTCTATCAGAATTATGAGTACCAGTAATATCAGAATAAGACTGACCTTTACCATACTCAGAACCAATAACTAATACAGTAGCAGAAGCATCACTAAGACCAGCAGCAGTTAAAGTTGCAGCCGCGTAAGGCTCAACTGAAACAACATTTGAATCTGGAGTTTCAACAACTAATGCTTTAACTACAACACCAGCTTGTGCTATTAATACTGTATCATTAACTCTAATACCGTGCTTTCTAGCAGTTGTAGAAGAAGAACCCATTGTAGTGTCTCCATCTATATCAGCTTGAATTGCTAAAGTACCATTTACATCACCAGCACCAACTACGTTAGCGGTGTATGATAAATGTAACCTTCCTTGTTCAGACCATACAACTTGATCAGCTGTCATAGCCTCTTCAGCTCCTACTTGAGCAAGAAATCCTGAAATAGTTCTGTTTCCAAAAATCTCAGCTTCTTTCTCCATAAGATCTGGTAAATATTGTTGTGCCCAGTCATTCGTACCATTCGTAAAATCGATATAATTCGATGCTAACGTTTGTTGTTGAGGAGCTGGAGCAAAAGTTCCCGCAGGAACACTTGTAATTGCCATAATTTTAAATTTTTAAATTGTTATTTATTGTTTTTAATTTTAAACTTAAAATCAGAAGAATCATTACCTAACACTTTAAACTTCATGCCACCTGCTTCAATTGTACCATGACTTTGCCTTGGACTCATATCTACATTTTTAGCTTTAGCAACACTATTTTTCATAGCATCGGCTTTACCTTGCTCATAAAAATGCTTTGCAACAGCATCAGCATTCATTGCTGTGTATAAAGATTTATGATAACCCACGGCATCTGACATTTCATTTTTTTCGTTCAAAAACTTTTTGACAAAATTATTAATATCACTTTGAGCATCTTTTACTTCATTAGCATTGTTCACGTTAAATCTATATTTTTTATCTCCAACGTTGTATTCAAAACCTTTGAATTTGTTGTTAAAAACAGAATTTGTTTTGTTTAAAAAAATAGATTTTTGTGATTCTACTTGTTTTTTATTTTCTTCTGACTCTTTGTTATATCTATTAAAAAAATCCCAAGCTTTTTGTTGTTCAGCTGTAAGCTTTGAACCGGCTTTGATTTCTTCATAGTATTTAGACTTTTGCCCGTCTAAGTGGGTTCTAGCGCTGGCAACTTGCTCTTTTAACGCTAATTTTTTTCTTCGTATATCTCTTTCGTCATCAGCTTCTTCGTCGTAAGAGAACGAATCTTCCATAAGGAAGTTAATTTCTTCATTGGTTAAATGCGGTTTTGTTTGTTTATAATACTCATACAAAACATCATTATCATTTAACTTGCTGTAGTCTTGATTAAGCTTTACATAATCATTTATATCACCGCCAGTTTCTTCCATAAAATCAACTAGCTTTTGTATATTTTCTGGTAGTGGTTTACCGGTAGCTTCAGCTTCAGCTACAGCTTCTTCAATTTTTTCTTCTACTTCTGCAACTTCTTCTTCAGTAGAATCTTCAGTTATTTCTTCTAATACTGGAGTTTCTTGTGTTTCTGTTTCCGATTGTACTTCTTCTTGTTCTTGTGGGGCATCGGTATTTTCAGACTCTGTAACCACTCCGCTGTCGTCAGTTGAACTTGCTTCAACTTCTGTGTTTTCTTTTGGTTCTTCATTTTTTTCTTCTTTTGGTGTTGGTGGTTTATTTAAATCTACTTTTACAACATTTTCATCATCAGCAGATTTAAATTGAGTTTGTTCAACTTTTTCAGTTGTATCTTGTGTAATTTTTTCAATTACATTTTCTTTGTTTTCTTCCATAATATAATATAATAATAATTAATAAAATTTATCTAGGGTCAAACACTCCTAAATCAAATCCTCCGCCTAGTATATCATTACCTGCAGACTCAAAGTTTTTAGGTGGTTTACCACTTTTTCTTTGTTCAATCATTTCTGATTGTTGTGTAGCTTGAATTTTTGTTCTTTCGTCTTTTCTATCTTCTTTTTCTTTTTCTCTATTTTTTAAACCTTCAACCTCTGCACTTTTCAACTGCATGTTCATTTGAAACTCTAATTGCATTAACTGTTTTTTGTACTCAACTTCTTGTTCCATTTTTGCAGATTGTAACTGAGCCTGAAGTTGTTCTAACTGTGCTTTACTTTGAGTTAAAGCTTGGTTTTTTTGAACATCTATTTGAGCTGCGGCTTGTGCAGCTTGAGTATTTGATTGTGTTTGAGCTTGTATGTTTTGTAATTGAAGCTGTCTATCTCTTTCTTGTTTCTTTTGCCTACGTATTTTTAGCATTTGATTTGCTAATTTTATATTTTTTATTTCTCTAAGATCAATAGCATCTTCAAGCTCTATGTTTTGCTGCTGCAAGGCCATTTGAATATTATTTTCTAGCATCATTTTTTCTTCTTCATCTGGCTGTAATTCTATAAATATACCAAAATCATACAAATGTAATTCTGACATTTCTTCTAAAGTAGCAACATTATGAGCGCCTATAGCTTGTATAAAAGCGTTTTTAGTTGGAGAATACTCTATAATATCTGATATTCTAAGAGATAAACACTCTGCCGTTTCAGCTGTTAAAAATAAACCAGCTTGCAATATATGTCGCGTAGCCGTATTACTATTAGCAGCAGCAAGTTTTTGTACACCTACTAAAGCATTTTTATCTGGCATACTACCATCTCTTGCCTCGTTTAAACCAGTAACATCTCTTATCATTTGCAAGTAATAATTATAATTAGCTATTAAAGCTTGCATTTTATTACCACCATTACCACTTGTTATTTCTTGTATCGGTACTTTACCAGGATTTAAATCACCGTCTTGTGTAAATGATCTACCTATAACAGAACCTGTTTGGAAAAACATATTTAAAGCTTCTTGCGGATTATAGTTTGTTCCATTACCTAAATCTATTTCAGCCAAACCATCTGCATCTAAATAAACACCATCTGGCACCATACGTGACATAACTTGTTGTAACTTTAAATGCGTTAGTTGTATCATATCTGCAAATCCAGTAATACGTTTTACTAATGAGTCAATTTTACCATTATACATTCTAGGTGCTACAATAGCATAATTCATTTTAACTTTCT